ATTGCTGGTCAGACGGGTAATGAATGGGAAGTTGGAATTGGTACGTACTCAACATCCGGTACAACTCTTGCCCGTACTACGGTTATATCAAACAGTTCGTAAAGCAACCGCCAAAAGTGGCAAAGAAAACGGCAGGATTTAGATAATGGCTTACGTATCCTCTTCCAACTCGTTTAACCTTGATCTCAATGAGATGATCGAGGAAGCGTATGAGCGGGCGGGTCTAGAGGTTCGTACTGGCTATGAGTTTCGTACGGCACGCCGTTCGCTGAATCTGCTCACCATTGAGTGGGCGAACCGTGGTATCAATTTGTGGACTGTTGAAGAAGGCGCAATTACCATGGTTACTGGACAGGCGGTGTACCCGCTTCCAGAAGACACGATCGACTTGCTTGACCATGTTATCCGCCAAAATAATGGCTCGGCATCAAACCAGACAGACATTAATATCTCCCGTATCTCTGAGCCTACCTACTCGACTATCCCAAACAAACTTACGACTGGTCGACCAATTCAGGTATGGATTAACCGTCAAACGGCGCAGACAAATTTAACTTCGGTTACTTTAAATGGCACGATTACCAGCACTGCGACAACCATTGTGGTTAGCAATGCGTCGGCGTTAACCACTACAGGGTTTATAAAGATTGACTCCGAGACGATTGGCTACACCAACGTGGATGGTAATAGCCTGATAAATTGCACCCGTGGGCAGAACTACACTACAGCGGCGGCGCATACGACTGGCGCGGCAATATATGCCCAGAACCTGCCATGTATCAATGTCTGGCCTACCCCCAATGCTGGCGGAGCCTACACTTTTGTGTATTGGAGACTGCGTAGACTTCATGATGCTGGCAGTGGTGTAAACGTGCAAGACATTCCTTTCCGTCTAATTCCTTGTATGGTGGCTGGTTTGGCGTTTTACATTGGCTCTAAACGGCCTGATGTTTCCCCAGATCGTGTGGTATTTTTAAAGGGTGAGTACGAGCAGCAGTGGCTGTTGGCATCTCAAGAAGATCGTGAGAAAGCTCCAGATCGGTTCGTCCCAAGGCAGTTGTTCTACTGAGGTGAGCTATGCCAAATAGATTTGCCTCAGGTAAATATTCAATTGCCGAATGCGACAGGTGTGGGCAGCGGTACAAGTTACAGGAGTTGCGTAAGCAGGTTCTTAAGACCAAGATATACAACATCAAAGTCTGCCAGTCCTGCTGGGATCCAGATCAGCCGCAGCTTCAGTTGGGTATGTATCCAGTCAATGATCCTCAGGCGGTGCGTGAGCCAAGGCCGGATACAAGCTATCAAGTTTCTGGTGATCTAGTTGATGGGTACAACGGAGGCGGTAGTCGGATATTTCAGTGGGGGTGGAATCCAGTCGGTGGTTCAGCTAGTTTTGATGCGGTTTTAACCCCGAATAACTTGGTTTTAGTTGTAGAACTTGGTACAGTAACGGTAGCAACGACATAAGGAGTCAGTAATGGACACAAAGCGGGTAAAACAAATTGCAGGCAAAGAAGTAAGTAAGCATGAGAAACGTATGCACCAAGGCATGAAACCAACTAAGTATGCTAAGGGCGGTGTGACCACTGACCAGATGAAAGCTGTTGGTCGTAATATGGCACGGGCAAACAATCAAAGGAGCGGCTAATGGCTAAATTCAGTATGAAACAAGGTGGTAAAGAGGTTGGCCCTGCCAACGTCTATGCTGAGCCCCACACAATGGACGGCAAGGCAATGAAAGCTACTTCAAACGGCAAAGAGCCAAGCAGCAGCAAGCTTGATACGCTTGATGTAAGCATTGGTGCAATTAGTAAATCTGCTGGTAATGAACCTATCAAAACAACTGGTATCAAAATGCGTGGTACTGGCTGCGCTACCAAAGGCGTTATGTCTAGGGGCCCGATGGCATGAATTACACCGAACTCAGTAACGCTATTCAAGCGTATACAGAGAACACGGAGACTAGCTTCGTGGCGGAGATTCCTGTCTTTGTGGAACAGGCTGAGCAACGTATTTATAACTCGTTGCAGTTCCCCTCAATTCGTAAGAACGTGACAAGTACTGTTGCGATAAACACAAAGTATTTGGACTGCCCCCTTGACTTCTTAGCCGTGTATTCTATGGCTGTGATATTGCCATCGGGGGAATACAAATACTTGTTGAACAAAGATGTCAACTTTATTCGTCAGGCATATCCATCTCCTAGCGATAAGGGGGAGCCAACGTATTACGCACTGTTTGGCCCCACGGTATTAAATTCTGTAATTTACGACGAACTCTCATTCATCATTGGTCCAACCGCCGATGCGAGTTACGGCGTTGAGCTGCACTATTACCACTACCCCGAGTCAATTGTGCAAAGCCCTGTAGATACCCTTGGCGCAATTACTGGCGGCAGCGCATATACGGCGGGTACTTATTTTAATGTACCCTTAACTGGCGGTACAGGTAGCGGGGCGTTGGCAACAATTACTGTTTCTGGCGGCGCAGTAACGGCTGTGACCATTACAAATGGCGGTTTGAACTATACGGCTGGCGGGTCTTTATCTGCCGCCGCTGCGAATATTGGCGGGACAGGTTCTGGCTTTTCAGTGTTAATTAGTACTGTAACTAACTCTGATGGACGGTCATGGCTGGGGGACAACTTTGACACGGTGTTATTGTATGGCTCGTTGCTTGAGGCTTATACCTACATGAAGGGTGAAGCTGACATGATGACGTTGTACAACCAGAAGTTTGTGGAAGCTCTTGCGTTGGCTAAGCGTCTGGGCGATGGTATGGAGCGTCAAGACGCTTATCGTTCTGGTCAGTATAGACAGGCGGTGACCTGATGTCTATTGTTCAAACTCAGACCACAAGTTTTAAGGCGCAGTTGTACCAAGGTATTCATGACCTGACAACTGACGTTATTAGAATTGCTTTGTATACAGCCAGCGCAGATTTAAACGAAGACACAACAGCGTATTCAGCTACAAACGAAGTAGCCAATACAGGCACTTACATTAATGGCGGGGCAATACTAACGCCTATCACGGTGTCGTCCTCTGGATACACAGCTTTTGTGAGCTTCCCAAACATCTCATGGACGGGGGCTATCACGGCTAGATGTGCTTTAATTTACAACGATACCGTTGCCGGTAATCCATCTATAGCAGTGTTGGACTTTGGTTCTGACAAAACTTCTACAACCACGTTTACAATCACTATGCCCGCAAACACCGCTACGGCGGCTCTTATCAGGAGTTCAAATTGATTACCACGACAAAAGGTGAAATGGACGAATCATTGCTTGAAAAGCGTGAAGGTTCGTTGGATAATGACAACGAAACAACCACATGGGTGGAGTATTGGTTAGACGGCGAATTAGTTCACCGTTCCGTGCATGTACAGCTTAAACAGGCTGTTGTCAGTTTTGGTGAAACCGCTTCTTTTTAAGGAAATATCATGGCAAACACACAAGCAATGACCACCTCATTCAAGGTGGACTTATTTAACGCAGTTCATGCGTTTAACGGCACGGGCGTTCCTGCTCACACAGTATCAACTGCTGATGTGTTTAAAGCGGCTCTATTCACGGCGGCCAGCACTTTAAATGCTACAACAACGTCTTATACCGGCGCAGTAACTGAAGTATCGGGTACAGGTTACACCGCTGGCGGTGTGACTGTGACGTTTGGTACAGCACCAAGCAGCACTGGAACAACATCGTTTTTAACGCCTTCAGCAAGTATTACGTATTCCACGGTTACGTTGGCTACATCGTTTGATGCAATGCTTTTGTACAACGACACAAATGTGGGTAAGAAGTCTGTAGCTGTTTACACGTTCTCGCCTCAAACAGTTGCTGCGGGTACGTTTACGTTAACCATGCCAACCAACGATGCAACGACCGGATTGCTCCGCATTGCGTAATTGGTAAGTCATGTCCACAGCATGGGGCGACGGCGCTTGGGGTGATAATACTTGGGGCGGTAGTCAAACTGCGCTCACAGGTGTCGCGGCTACGGGCGCTGTGGGGACGGTTACAGGCAGTACTGGAGCACAGCTTTCTGGAGTCAGTGCAACGGGCGCGGTAGGTTCTTTTGGTATAGAGGTGTCGTTATCTGGTGTAGCGGCAACAGGAGATACTGGGGCAGTTGGTGTTTTAGGTGTACTGGCTCTTACGGGTGTAGGCGCAGTAGGGGCGGTGGGAACACT